AGGAAGGGTCGCGGCGCACCAGGACGAGGGGGAACGACTGGTTCTTGGAGATCAGGGACTTCACCGTGATCCCCGGAAGTCCTTCTCGCAGGACTGCGAGCATCAGGTCTTCGACGGGGGAGAGCTCGGCGAGCGCCTTGATGTACGGAGGTACGCCGGCCATCAGCCTCTACCACCCCCACGCTTCTTGGTCTTGGTCTTGACCCGGACCTTCTTCTTGGCGGGCTTGACCTTCGGGCCGTGCTTCTTGGGGAGGTGTGAGGCTTTCTCCAGGATGTGGAGTCCCTCGGTCGCGCCGACCGTGTACATGTTCACGAGCTTGTTGTTCTCGTCGACAAGCTCGACGTCGTACGCGGCGCGGCCGAACTCGATCGAGGCCGCGGAGTTGGCGCCGGACTTCGCGTTGGTTCCGTTGGCGTCGGCGAGAACGACGTAGGAGTCGACGTCGCCCTTGACGATCTCGATCTGGGCGATGCCCTCGACGCGGTGCTCAAGCAGGAGCCCTTCGGCTCGCACGCCGATCTCGAAGGCGCGCGCGTCGACCTCGGCCTGGACGCCGTCCACCATGGCGATGATCTCTTCGAGGTTCTTGCCGTTCAGGCCCTTGTAGATGTAGGCCATCAGCTCGGCCTCTCGCGGATGTCGATCGCCCAGTGCCGCGTCTTGCGCTCGCCGTGGTGGTAGGCAGGCGGGGTCACGATGTCCCAGATCTTGCCGAGCAGTTCGACCCGCGACCACAACTCGACGCCTTCGAGGTTGGCGTCCACGATCATGCGGGTGATGTTGATCTGCTGCTGACCGGGGATCTCGGCCCGCGCCGAACGCTGGGGAATCAGCGCGCACTTGACGACGTGCGGGCCGTCGTCGTCGGCGACCAGGATCTGGTTGCCGCGGTTGTCCGTGTGGTAGCGGCTGCGGTAGATGGTGGCCTCGACACCGCGCTTGCGCTGCATCGAGCTCACCAGACATCGTCCTCACTGGCGTACAGCGGGAAGTCCTTGCCGGACTCGGACGGGACGAAGCCGGCCGGGAGGTCGTTGCCGTGATGGCGGCGAGGCCGGGCGCGGTAGCGGCGGATGTCCGAGTTCCAGGCGCTCACGCCTACCGAGACCAGGCCGGGCTTGCGCCCGCCGATCTGCACGAGGAGCTTCTGCTCGTCGTCGGTGAAGTAGACGGTGCCCGCGTTCTCGCCCTGGGTGTCGTTCCATCCCAGGGTCTCGTCGCCCGCTCGGGACTGGGTGTAGCCCGAGGGGTTGGTCATGTACCGACTGCACGCCTTCAGGACCAGCGTCCGTACGAGACGGGGTGCAGAGGTGACGTCCGGCCAGTCACGGCCAGCATGGAAGCTGGCCAGGTCGGAGGCGTCTTCCAGGGCCGAGGTCGCGATGCGCTCCTCGTCAGCGTCGAGCGTCCAGTCGAGGCGAGCCTTCAGCTCTTCGAGTGTGGCGAAGTTCGCCAAGATGGTTCTCCTTCACTCACGGGGAGGGGCGGGATGCGCAACTTGCACACCCCGCCCCACTCAGCCGATGGATCAGACGCCAGCGCCGTCAGCGGTACCGGCGACACCGGTGATCGCAGCGAGCTCGACCTGCGCGGCGTCGGGGCCGTCCGGGTCGGGCAGCACGTCAGCGGTCGCGTCCAGGTCCAGCTTGATCGCGCGGACGAAGTGCTCGTACTGCGAGACGAACGCCTGGTTCGTGCCGGAGTCGACACCCAGGAGCTCGTCCTTGACGGAGCGGAAGCCCTTGTAGGTGTTGACCACCGAGCGGTCGGTCAGGTAGTTCGCGTCGTAGTCCTGGATCCAGCGCAGGGCCACACCGTTGTGCGCGGCAGAGCCACCGGTCACCGAGGACGGGACGGACGGGGCGCCGGTCGCGAAGATGAACGCGGAGCGGTGCATCGCGAACGCGGCGTCGGAGGGAACCTCCTGCGAGACGATGATGTCGAAGCCGAAGCGCCGACCGATCGAAGCCTCACGCAGGGCGGAGACCGCCTCCTGCTCGCCGACGTTACCGGCGAGGTTGAGCTTGTCGTCCGTCAGGAGCGCGAGCTCCCAGCCGGAACCGACGAGGAGGACACGGCCCTCCAGCGGGACGCGGAACTTGTTCAGCACGTCACGGGCGCGGATCAGGGTGGCCCGCAGGTCACGGCCGGACAGGGCGCCGGCCAGGGTGACGGAGTAGTTCTCGTCGACCAGGGCGTCGACAGCCTGGCGCTCCAGGCCGCGACCGATCGCCTCGGTCTGCTTGGCCATGAGCTTGGCCCAGCCCGCGAGGTCGAAGTCGCGCTGCTCGTCGGTCAGCTTGACGGCCGAGTAGATGTCGCCACCGAAGGTGACGGCGACCGTCTTCTCGCTGTACTCGTCGAAGGTGATCGGAGCGGACCGCGCGTTGCGGAAGCCGTACGACCGGAAGGGCAGGACGCCCTCGACCTTGACGTTGATGGTGTCGTTCTTGGCGCCCTTGAACTGGTCGATGCCCTCGCGCTGGAAGAGCGCGGGGACGACGAGGGCCTGCTCCAGAGCGACCGCCGCGGTTGCGGCGATCTTCTCGGGCTTGACGACGATGTGTTCAGCCACGGGTTACTTGCTCCGTTCGGTTGGGGAGGAGAGGTTCGGCGTGCGCAGGTTGCACACTTGCCAGAAGGTGGTCAGTAGCGACGGCTGCGACGGGCTTCCTGCGCGGCCTTGACCGGGTCGAAGTCGTCGGAGTCGTCCTCGGGAGTGAGGCCACCACCGAGCGATTCAGGTGCGGCAGGGGCGACGAGCTTCTGGAGCTCCTTCGCGTCCGCCTCAAGCTCCTCGGGCGTGGTGCCGGTCAGGCGCTTGGCCAGCGCCTCGGGGAGCTCGTACTTCTGTGCCACGTTGGTGAGCAGGATGCTGCGCTCCAGCGCCTCGATCTGCCCCTTCAGTTCGGCGGTCGCCGCCTCGAACTCCTCGACGGTCTTGGCCGAGCTGAGCTTGGCCTCGGTCTCGCGGAGCTTGGTGCGGTAGTTGGCCGCCTCGGCGTTGGCGTCGGTGAGCTTCTTGCGAAGCACCTCGGACGGAACGCTCTCTTCTGCGGGGGCCTCCTCGGTCGAGGGAGTCTCGTCGCCCTTGGGGGTCTCGCCCTCCGGGGGCGTCTCGACGGTCTCTTCCGTGGTGGTCTCTTCGGTGCTGGGGGTTTCCTGCTCGGGCACGCTCACGCCTCCTGGACGCTCGATGTGGATCGCCGAGCCTCCTGGGCTGCGGCCTGCTGTTCTTGCCGAATGAACCGGCGCCAGGCGGACACAGCCGCCTTGCCGGACAGGCCGCTGGTGACCTTGGGCCACAGCTCCTCGTACCGGCGATTCAGCTCGTACGTAGCCGAGCTGTTGTACTGCTCACGCGAGAACACAGGCTCCGCGTAGCAGTGGCAGTTGTCGTGGTACTTGTCCCCATCGGCGAACTCAGCCGAGTTGCCGGAGCGGTAGACAGGCCCACGAGAGATGAGCATCGCGCACCACCCGCACGGGGTACCGGAGCGCGAAAGTCGGATGTAGCCAAGGACTCGACGGTCCCGCGACATGTGGTTCCAGATCGCCGAGCGACCGCCGTTCATGGCGACACGCTCCGCGGCTGCGGCTTGCTGGGCGCCGGCCTGCTTCTTGGCCTCATCCCGAAGCTTGTCGACCTCGTCAGCGCTCCTGGCGCCGTCGATCACGTCGACCTTCTTCTGGAGGTTGTTGGGCCCAAGGGCTTCCAGCACCAAGCGGAGCTCTTCCTCCGCCTCGCGTTCGATCCGTTCCTCCGCCTCGCGAAGGCCCTCGATCTCCTCGACCAGGATGCGGTCGAGTTCGTCTTCCGACGCCTGGTCGGAGTTGTCGGGGGCCGCCCCGTCAGCTTCCCCAGCTTGGCTGGTCGCGGCCGACGAGGCGGAGTCCTGGGTCTCGGTGGGGGCGTCGCTCGAACGCCCCTCCTGGGGGCGCTCAGCGCCTCCGACCAAGGCGTTGAACTCCTCGCGCAGGACCGTGACCGTCACGTACCTGGGCTCGGGGTGGTAAGGATCAGCCACCGTGGTCCCCGTCCGCAGAGCGCGGACGAGGCGGTAGTACGCGCGGGCAAGGTCCCGCGACTGGCGCCTGCGACCCATCACCAGCGTGATGGCCTGCCTCAGCCAAGAGGCAGCGGTGGACGCCCTGGCTGTAGCCGGGACGTCCTCCCACTTCGCAAGCGCATCCGTGACGGTGCCCGCCCCGATCTGGGTGAGCGCCATCTGGAACGCAATCGCAGCGCGTTCAGCCTCAGCCTGTCGGGCCGGGCTGGTCACGCGGCGACCGCCTCACTGTCGGGTGAGGCCGGCACCGAGCTGGTCGCCACGCTGGGCGTAGCTCGGGTCAGGGCTGTAGCGAGCTGACCGACGGAGTCGTCCTCCTCGGCCATCTGCTCCCAGTCCTCGTACTCGGTCTGGGTAATGCCGGGCACCCGCTTCCACAGACCACGCTTCGGGATACCGAGCTGGTCGGCCAGCTTGCCGAGAGCATCCGCGGCCTGGGCCAGCGAACGCGACTCCATGTCCCGCCACTGCACCTCGCCGTTGAAGTCCTCCTGCGCGGCCGTGTTGCCCTCAAGCTCGGCGGCCAGGCGGAAGACGCGCTCCCAGGCTTCTCCGAAGATGGACTGGAACTCGGTGATCTTCCGCGACAGCGCAGTCTCCGCAGCGAGCAGGGCCTCGGCAGACAGGTTCGCGATCTGGCCGAGCAGGTGGTGCGGCGGAGTCTGGGAGACGGCCGCGAGGTGGCGGATGCTCATGTCGACGGAGTCGATCAGCGAGCCGATCGGGCCAGCGGGCAGCGAACCGAACTTCACGTCCGGGTCCTCGGCGAAGAGGAAGCGCCGGGCGTTGTGGTTGATGTTCGCCGGGACCGGGTTACCGGCCGGGTCGAGGCGGGGCCGGCTGTCGACAGCGAGCGCCGGATCGTTGGTGACCTGACCGTTCTCGTCCACCATCTCCATCTGGAGAGGCGGCGCCATACCGGTCACGTACCGCACCTCGTGCGAGGTGTACGTCTGGGCGACGAGGAGATCGAAGATCGTCTGGTTGATGCGGTTCTGGAGCGGGATCATCGGCTCGACGACGCCGATCGTGCGACCTTCGAGGTCGACCGAGGCGGCGAACCGGGTGACCGGACACTCCGTCGCACCATGCCGCTTACCGGCGCCGACCCGTATGGAGTCGGCGTCGGTGTACGACTTGAACTGGACCGCGTACTCGTTGCGTCCGTCGAAGAGCCGGGCCTTACCCGGCGTCTCGCCTCGCGGCTTGGACACCACGGTGATCGCGGCGTACGGCGTCTCGTCGTTCGCCGGGTCCTCGAACAGGGCAGCCGTCCGCTTGGCCGACAGGCCCTTGGACATGACGCCCTTCTTGGTCTTCTCCGTCAGGACGAAGGAGTGACCGTAGCCAAGGGCGCCCCGGTAGACCGCGGCCTGGCGGGCGTCCATGCGAGAACGCTGCCAGTGGGACCACTGCCCGCTCGTCGAGGACGAGACGGACGGGAGGCCGGCACTCTTCGAGCCCGGCCGGTAGCCGTCCA